ATTTAAAGAGAAGTAATTTAACTAAACTAAACCAGTTCAAGTAGTATCTATACTTAAACTTAGTATCTGTAGCATTAAGTAACTTAACTAAGTTAAATCCAGTTAAATGAAAGTCAATTAACTCACGTTTAGTTAAGTCGTGATAAATGTAATAGATTAACCTATAGTTATCTATCTTAGTTAATAACTTACTATTATTACTCAATGAATAACGCACGTTCCAATCAACGTTATTACCATCGCTATCATAGAATAGTGTTGTTGAATTAATGGCGGGATTCAAGGTTATCATACGCTTATAATATCTCCAGTTGTTAAATCAATGTAATGGAACTCACAATTGTCCCAGTAATAATTATCTTCCTTACAATAACTCTCTAGATACTCTGTTATCTCATCATCAAAGTAAATGTCATCTACTGTAATTTGAAAATAACTATGTGTAGTATCTCGCGGATCTAATGCTCCATGTCTACTTAAATAACCTAAATCACTTAACTTTGGAGCAACTATATTAAAAGTCTTAACTAAACCAACTTTACTGTAAGTTGTACCATAATTTAATTGAGGTAACAATGATAAAAATGCTCTAACATCAGTTGCATAATCATTGTCACTGAAGCTAATTATAACAGAGCTAGGGATTTCCTAGCTCACTAAGTTCTACATTACAGATTTAATTGCAGCTACAATATAAGCTACATCATTATCAGCATATCTGTATCTTTGGTCATAAACTTTATTACCTTTAATTGGACTTCTACCTTTACTAACGCGATATACAGTTGCAGTACGTCTTGTAACTTGATTAACTTGTAATTGAGTTAGCGCGAACCCATTATCGCGAATATAGTCTTGTGCAGTTACTGGATCATGAGTTATGTTAGCATCAGTTATTTCAGTGATTCCCGGATGCTCATAGCTTGCGCCATCATAACTAGTTAGAGGTAATTCACGTTTAACTCTAAATGATTCTACAATTAATGTATTAACTTCATTCTTATTCTGACGTTTAGTTAAACTAGTTAATAGTACCGCTTGTTGTTGATTAAATAAATAGTAGATGTTACCACCACTGCCTGTACTCTGTTTAGCTATAGTTACTTTACTTAGCTCACCATAGAACTCAAACTTAGCTAGATTAACTCTAACTAACTTACGAACATGATCATGAGTAATATTAAGTGTGTTAGCTAGAACACGACTATCTACAGTTAGAATACCATTGTTATTAACTAGTTGCATAACTCTAAATTCCTTAAGTGATGTTGATGTTAAGTTAGTTTACGTGCGTTGAGCAATGACATAACTTAGGTCAAGTTAACTAACGATTATTAAATTAATTTACTTTTAAATGATTTAAATTCTTCTTTTAAATCATTTAATTGTTTATCTCTCTCTGCATCAGATATAATACCACAATGATTAGCTCTGAATATGTTAAGTTCAGTAGCATCTTTTAATCGGTTAAGTTCGTCATCTGTTAATTCCACCATTTTTCTTACCTTATAAATTAATTTCTATCTAAAATATCTTCAATATCATCATCAGCTAGATCCGCATCATCTATCAAACTAGCTAATTCATCAGCAGCATCTCCAGTTACTGTACTAACGATAGTACCATCAGCTTCAACAATGTTAATCGTAATATTCATATCGTTAATTAATCCTATCTTAGTTATTTCACGTATTGTTCGATTGATGTAGTAATCATAATTAATGTTGTAGTCGTTGAAATCTGCCACATCATAATAATCATTGAACAATGTTACTACATTACCACTAGCATATACAACTTCTTTCTCACCTTGATATTCGATTGTCTCATATACAGCAGGTATATTGATTCTATCGGATATCTTAGTTGTGAAGTTCTTCATACGACCACTAGCGGGATTAATGCGTCGTTCTGTCTCATATACAGCGGGTATTATAATGCGTTCACTAACTAATCTCTTCTCACGTTTAGTACCTATAGTGACCTTCTTGAGTATGATGTCACGTCCAGTAGGATTACTCACGAAGAATCTGAGTGTCTTCTGTAACTCAGTTCGTTCAGTTACTAATCCATCTTCAATTAGATAGGAGTAATTAGTAAACTGACTACCTACTTTCTGACTAATACAGAAGTCGTATATGTCTTTGTGACCTCGAATAAAGTCATTTGGATGTATTCCTTCTAAATAATATTTCTGTAGTGCTAATGCTACAATTGGAGCATCGAAACCCTTAAGAATACCGTTAATTGGGAGATACTTACCACCACTGCTCGGTAAGTCGTAAGAAAAAAGTGGTTCAAGTAATGCACCTTGTGGTACGAAACTACCTTTGATCTTAACTGTACCGTCAGTTTTACGGGCAATATATGAATTTACGTCACGACGACAATATAAGTCGTACTCCGCATATTCCATACTGAACCCAGTATCATTCTCCCATTCTGAGATAATTGATTTAATTGAATCTACTTCATCCTTATGGACATAGAGTAATATACCATCTGTATTAGCGGATATTACATTATGATTGGCGAGATTTAGTGATTCAATTAATTGAAGTAGAAATAGTTGATTATTAACAGTGGTTTTATAAGTACATAACAAGTCGCTTAAAAGGAAGTTAGCATATCCAAATAGACCAAATCACGGTTGTTATCCTAATAGCTCTTTATCTATTAGTTCTACACTTTCAGTTGTTATAGGTGTAGGTCAGAATATATTTTCATCTTCAACCTTACTTGTTAAGATGTCGGACGCTCGTGGGGAGAATTATTGTTAGGCTCATCTCCCTATTCGTTGCACCTTCTAATCTCTTTTAACCTAAGATTAGCTTGGCTCAGTGTTATCTGCTTCCAGACTTTCTCTGAGTTCATCCGATTTATCATCAACTAATTTCTTAGTTGAGCGGCATTTAGGAGTTAGTATTTCATCAGAAGATATAATTAAAATAGGTAAATCAGAGTTTTCATATCTAAATTGAAGTCCTTTATAATGTTTAACTATACCTTTACAACAGTTATTTATATTTTGATTTTTTAATATTCCAGGATGATGTCCATTTCTACCAACTTTATTGTATAAAACAAGTGGTAAATCGTGATTTTCATTTAATGAATAATCATAAACATCCATTGAGGAATTAAAAGTTTTAATATAATTACCTTCATTATTGTAAATTAATATTTTAGGACTTTTATTTCTAGCATTCTCTGATTTTTTCTTACGAGATTTAATTAAAGTATCAGTTACAGTTTTTGGTTTTCTCAAGTTCTGTTTCCACTCTTCAGTCATGGGTTGACCTTTATTCCAAGCAGGTTTACCTTTTAAATATGAAGTTATTTCACCTGAAGCATATCGTCTTAACATTGTTTGACGACGCTTTTCAATAACTTCAGGTATCATATTTGGAGTTCCAGAAGCAAGAGGATTTATATTGTAACCAATCGTTTTATCATATGATTTAGTAAAGTCTAACCAGTATTGTTCTCTTGTTAAACTATCTTGTGATTCGCAAAATTCTACTATTTCAAACTTAAAACTCTTTTCACCATATTTATTCCAAGAGTATTTAAGATATGAATTTTTGTGAACACCTCTTACTAAATCACTATAGTGTTGTACACCACGTTTCTTAAACGATTGAGTTGTTGAACCAATATAAAACTTACCGTTAACTAAATTGAGTATCTTATAAACCCCTACTTTATTTAAATCTTCTTCTGAATAACTGTTAATAGTGTCAATCATATAGTAGCTATTATATTAAACTACTAAGATTATAACTAATACTCTTTTATTTGTCTACCGAATTCAGCGATATCTTGAGTCCGTACTCTAATGCAGCATATATTACATTCTCTTTCTTGCGTTTCTTATATGCTTTACGATCATTAAGTGCATCAACTAGTGTCTGTATAAAAGCTTCTAACTCTAAATGTGCTGGTACAATTAGATATTTAATAATTGCAGCAGGATAGTACGAAGTTACCAGTTATGTTATCTTATTGGTTCTTTATCCAATAATTCTACCGTTTCATTATTAGATTATATCGGTAGCTCAGACTATATCATCACCTAATTGGTGTCGGACGCTCGTGTTAGCTTCATCACTGTTCTAGTGGTATGCTATTAGTCGTTGAACCTTCTATTAATCCCTTAATAGCTTGGCTGCTGATTGACTATCTCTAGTTATTCCAGCAATTCATCCGATTTAAAGCGGACTAAACTATATCATTATCTGCATACTTAAATACTAAACCTTTCATTTGAGTTCTTTTTCCAGTTATAACTCTATGAATGTGAACATCTCGCAATTTTTTATTTTTGATATTACCTTTCAATATTATCGGTAAGTCATTATCTTCTTGATAACTAAACTCTTGTAAAGCTTTAACAGAATGAAATTGTCTTATAAATTCACCATCTAACGTATATACGTTAACAGGATTATTATTTTCTAAGAACCATTGTTTAGTAGCCTCAATTTTCTTTTGCTCATTTTCAGGAGAATGTAATTTCTCCATTACTTGATCAATTAACCATTGAGGTCTACCAGCACCATATATAGATGATGTCGCAATATTGTAACCAAAATTATAAGGTTGTAATAAATCCAGATAATATTGTTCACGATCTTGTGCATCAACTTTATTGGTAAATTCTAATATTTCAAATTGAAAACTATCATTACCAAATTCATTCCAATCTTGTTGCCAAAGTTTACTGTAATGCTTATTTTGTTCAAGAAGACCTTGATGTTTTCTTAACCGACGGTCAAATCTCCAGATAGTGCTACCAACATAAAAGCGATTTGTATTTAGGTTTATTACTTTATAAACTCCAATTTGTGCCATTTCTGACTTAGAGTAGTTAATTATCACAGATTTAATTAGTTAAACTAATCCGCATCTAATAGTACATAACCATCTTTCGCTTTAAATATTCCTGGTTTATCTACACTGTGTAAACCTCCAAGCCCAAGGGTTAATGTTAAATCACCTATTGTAACTGGAGGTAACTTAAGATCGAAGTTCTTACTCATGTTAACTTTATCTCTTTTAATTGAGTTAGATATTCTTGAAGTTGTGGTGTCTTAAATGTAATAGCTGGATTAATTACATCTTTAAAATCAATAGTCTCTCTAACTGTCCTACCATATTTGATACGTTTTACATCAACTCTTGGATTCTTTGCTTTAACTTTATCAACATATAACTTACGAAATAACTCCTTACCTATTCCAGAATCACTTAAACTATTTAGATTAAGCTTATAACTTTCACTTAATAACTCACGCATCTCTAAACGAGGTTTAAGATATTCAAGTACCTTATAAGTTATATCAAGATCATTCTTGTTGTAATCAATAAGTAAGTTAAGTTGATCTGGTTTAACTTCATCTAGATAATGTATGGGTAAATCTTGTATTCTATGATGTTTAAGATTAACTCCACACATCTTGAGACTAGTAATCTGAAATCCTGCACGTAGAACTTCTAATACATCGTAAGAAACAAAGGGTAGATCATACCTATATGGATTGCGGTCGCCATTAATTAGTGTTTGCGCGAACTGCCATAACTCTAACTTAGTGATATTAGGATGGCGCAATAAGTGTACTAATACAGCATCGTCAAAGTTCCATCCATTGAAGCTAATTAATATAGGATTAGTTGCAATGAAGTTAGCTAAATCGCGCCTATCATCAGTGTCTTCATACCATAGATAAGTCTTATATTCACTAGTTGAAAGTGAATAAGTAGTTAAGCAAAATAGGTTCTTGTATATCTCAATGTCATATACATAACCATCAGCATACAATTTCTCTAACATACTAGTCCCATATTATAAAGTTCTTATCTTCGTGATCATAAACCTTACTAAACAACTTAAATTGCGGCGTATCATTAATTGCGCCATCTAGAAACTCAACTAACTCACAATCATAATAGTCATTTAGTTCAGTTATTACTCTCCATCTAATGAAGTTAAAACTTATGAAGGTTCTACCAACCATTCTCCCTCCAAATATAATGTAGTGTATTTGTTATCCCAATTATCTTCGTCTTCATCATCATTATTACCAAGATATTCAATAAACATAATCTTATTATTATTTTCTTCTATGTATATCTCATACCAATTTTCAGAATATATACTATGACGATAGTTACAGCTTAATCTTTTATGATCATTATTAACAGTAATAGTATCAACAGTAATAATAGAATTATTTACTACGATAATATTATCATCACTTAAAGTAACTGCAATTGAATCAGCATAAATCTTAGTATCTATGCTTACGCCATTAAGTAGTTGAGTTAATTGAATAACTATATCAGTTAAATCTTGCTTCATAAACATGGGTATTTCCAATTCATGTACTTAACGTAATCATCTTTAGTAACTTCAGTTGTTAATACTAGAGTTAAATCAGCAAACTTATTAATGTTATCTTCATCTCGTATAACACTAATGCTATAACTACCATCTTCGTAATCATATCTAACGTACATAAAGTTTCACCTATGAAAAAGCCCGCATAATACGGGCTAACTAATTTATATGATGACTATATTTACGCTTCTTTTTTCTTACGCAATATAGGTTTTTCAATTAATTGTGTTTCGTAAATTAAGCTACTATCAATAATCTCAAGTCGTTTACCATTAACAGTAGCATTAATATCATATAACTTTAATACTGCATTACCATCACTAACACGTCCATTGAGTTTAATAGTTTGATAATTTCTACCATACTGTAATCTAACAATTAGATAGTTATGATTGAGATTCTCAAATATTACCCTACCAATAATGTTAACTACATCTAGTTCTACATTAGGTTGATCAATAACTCTACCAATTATAGTGAATGATAGATATGGAGTTTGTGTATCACTCTGATTATAGATAGCTACATTATTAGTATTAGGTACTAAAATTAGTTCATTAGATTGTGCCAAGTCTAGTTCATCATTATCTACTAGATATTGTACTTCTTGACTAAGTGTGCATGGATAAGTGCTACCAAATGCAGTTAGTGTACCGTTACAATAAGTCGCTGTCGTGATTACTCTTGCTTTCTGTTTCATATAGATTCAAGTGTTCCGCTTTAAATGTTCTATTGGGCATATTGTCTAGTGTAATCATGTGATAACTATTCTCCTTATCTACTTTTCTAAATTCAATGTTGATTACTTTATTTATAATAGCAGGTTCTTCTATAACTTGTACAGTATCTCCTACTTTAAATTCACATGGGTTTAGTAATAACACAAGTTTATTACGTTCATCGTTAGTTAACTTAGCTTGAACGTCTTTACGCTCGCTAATAGTAAGTGATTTAACCAGTTCTTTAACTGCATCAACTCCATCATCAATAGCTGCAACTAACTTAACTTTAATTACTTCTAACTCACTTTGATATAACGCTGCTACACGTTCTTTCTCTTCAGCTTTATATTTCTTATCTGCCTCAGCTTCTAGATATACAGTCATCCAACTTTCTCCACTACTATCAATAGCATATATAAATGCTCTGTTATTACTGGCATAACGTATGATACCTTCAGTAGATGTCATATCGTTGAGTCGCTTAACTACATCATTACGAGACGCACTGGTTAATTCAATTATGTCATTAAGAGTTAATCCATATACTCGAACTGCTTCGTCATCTTCTACATCAACTTCATCACGCCATTGTTCCCAGCGTTCATATAATAATCTAAGTATCTGATTCTGTAATTCAATGTTCTCAACTGATAATACTGATTCCTTCAGAACCTTAAAGTACCAATAATTAGCTTCGTCCTTCTCGAATACCAGTGATAACTTAATAGGTTCACCATCACGAGGTATGGTGTGAACATTAACAGTACCATCATCAGCAGCAAACATACTCCATACGCCATCATTGGCACGAGTTAATGCACTACTACCTGCAACACCATTCATCATACCAGTGCGATTATTAGAGTTAGCCATCTTAGTATTATGGTGTAGTAGAAGAATACTGAATCCATGTTCCTGAGCTAATGATTGTAACCTATAGAGCGCAGTTGGTACTTCAGGACTATATTCTGTATAACCTGATACCTTGAGACTAGCTGCTAATGTATCAATAATAATAAGATTGATATTCTTCTCCTTAACTATCTCTAGTATCTTAGTTTGATCTAATACAATATCTACATTACGAGTTACTATTAACTTCTCACTATTAATGAGTTCCTTATATAACTCAGGTTCTTCTAACTCAAGTAACTGTAAACCGTGATCATAGATACGATTTATAGTAGTACCATCAATAGGTTCTTCGTTCTCAATAAATAGAACATTGCCCGCAGTAGATTCTCTATTGAGAAATGGTGTACCTCTAGCTACAGCAACAGCCGCATGAGTAGCTAAATTAGTTTTCCCTACCTTTGGACTAGCAACTACCATTATGAGTTGACCAAATTTAAGTAGTCCCTTAAATATCCATTGAGTAGCTTTATCTTTACGTAAGTTAAGTAACTCAGCTAACGTATAGAGTTTGATCTCTTGTTGCTCTACGCTATATACTTGAATTAACTGCTCAATGTCTTTCTTATCAGTTACAAACTTAGACATCCATTCAGTTAATGAAGCTTTAATTCTTTTCTGTTTAAGTAATGATTCACAACTCATCATTACAGCAATACGACTACGAAACTCATCCTCTAATAGTGTATTAAAATCAACTTCTATTTCATCAGGTGTTTTATCATAATCACTACAATCACGCTCAATAACTTCATCTCTAAGTTGAGGTGTCATCATCAGTAGAGCTTTCAAATAGACATCGTACTCTAGCATATAGAAGTTCCTTTATATTATGTGTACCTACCAAATCAGCTATATCACCACCATTATCAGATGTAACATCATCAAGAGGTACAAGATAAAATGGTTTACCAAGTGACCATGCAACATATTTAATTAAGTCAGATTTAACTCTACCGATTTTATCATTATCCGGGAGATATATGATGCCAGTTATATGAGGATTACTTAACTGCGCCATTAGATAATTATTACTCCATCCAAATGAAGGGGGTGATAGTGTTAACCATCCAGTTGAACTAACTATATCTGCACATTTCTCACCTTCAGCAATTAAAACACTACCATTAGTTATGTATCTTTGATTAAATAGACTTGTATTCTTACCTCTACCATATATCCATTTATTACCAACTCTGTATTTAGGAAACAATTGCTTAGGTTGCTCATCATCATAGTCAACTCGTTCAACAATAAATTCATCAGAGTAAGAAAAATAAGTAATGCGACGATTTCCTATTTGATATTGTTTAGCTAACTGATAATGGGGCGGACTAACCATGAGTTCATCAAACTTAGTTATTGTAGGTTGTTTAATAACTAATGTTGATGGCGTAATTATGCCATTAGAACTAGATAAACCAAGCGCGGTTCTAATTTGAGCAGTTGAACAATTCTCAGTTACACATAAGTATGCCCAATCTAGTTTCTTATACTTTAATTTGCCGCCACAACTGGGACACTTATAACATATCTCAGTTGCTAACTCACTTAGTATTTCTAACTTAGAGTCAGCTAGATTAAATTTAGGCATATTAAATTATGCAAATATTTAAGTCAATTATGTATTGAGTTAATTCATCAATAGTAAACTCATTAGCATCACCGTCTAATAACTGTTGATAAACTACTCGCATTTGTTGTTGTAAATCTTCTAATTCATTGTAATTAGAGTTTAATTCATAATCTAGTGATGTTAATTCTGCAAACCGTAAACCGATTAATAATAGTGCTTCTAATTGATCTTTACTAATGTGCATTTAATTGTACCAAGTATTGTATTGATAAATAAAATTAGCTATTATATTTCCTTCATCATTGTAAAAAGTAGCTTCAATAACTTCATCATCATATAGAAATAGATTCATACTATAGTTATTAAATGATGAACTTAATTGTTTTAAGTTATATGACTTATTTTGCAGTAACTTAACTAACTTATTTAAATGATCTTTTAATTCAGGTGTCATATATTCTCCCACTTGTTATCTACTTTAACTAAACTATGTATTAGAGTGCCGGACTTATCATTAACTAGAACTTGAATTGCATCATTAACTAATGACATATTAATAATATATTTACCAACATCACATTTTAATTGAAATACATTAAGGTTAACTAAGTTAGACAGATTGTTTAATTGAGTTAGTAATTCAGGTGTTAATTCCATAATAATAAAGGGGTTAATTAACCCCTAGATAATGTTATTGCAGTAACTTAGTTATCTCATCTAATTCTAATTGAGTCTTAAGATCCGCACTCATTAAATTATTTAAACGTTTCTCTAATGTAGCTAACTCAGCTTTCTTTGTACTAATACTTAATCTACTTAATCTAGTTTTAAGATCAATTGTCCATTCATCTAATGTGTAACCTAGATAAGTAAACTTAGTATCTAGACCTAGTATTTCACAAGCTTTATTATGTGAAACCTCTTTGTTAAGTAAGAAAACAAGTATGTCAATTAGTTGTTGTTGATTAGCAGTTTGTACATTAATTATACCTGTTACATCAACAAACCATTTAAATGCACAATTAGTAACCCAATTAGGCTTAACTTCAAGTGCGGCGATTTCAGCTTTCTTCTTGTTTACGATATCGAGTAATGCTTTAACTTGAATATCAGACATATATTTCACTATCCTTTGTATATTGTTTACCGTTAACTAAATGAACTACTAAATCAGAATAGTTAGTTAATAATTCATCTTTAGTTACTGTCATGTATCTGTCATAATAACTAACTTCAGTTGTGTTAATCACATTATTACTAACTGTGATTAACTTACAGTAACTTAATACAACTGTATCTTTAGTTAATGGATAATGACCTTGTAGATAATAACGATATATGCGACCATTAATATCTCTATAAACAAGACGTTTAGGATCAGTAGGAGTTAATTGAGTTAGAGATACGTGACTTATAGCTGATATGTTTTTACTACAGTTCATTATCTCTAGTAAGTCAACATAGTTATCTACAGGTAACTCACTTAACTTAACTGATAAACTAGTTAATCCAGTTAGAGGAACTAACTTATTAATATCGTTAATAAATACATAGCGTTTAACTAAGTCATAATTAGAATCACAGTAATTGTAATCATACCAATCGTATTTACCAAGATAAGTTAAGTTAACTTGCTTTTTAGTTTGATAGATACATCCAGGTACTAAATCTCGCACACCTATTTTCTTACCTTGAAGAGATGTGAACTGATTAGCAGCTTTATATTCTTCACAGTTAGCTGGTAGTAATACTAATTCCTTACCATCCCAAGCATAGATAAACTCACCTTCTAACTCTCGCTTATTACAATTAGTATTCATTAATATGAATAAGAGATTAGATGGTGTTATTTCAAATTCAAATCCTCTATCATCGTATACTCGAATCATTGATCTACCACTAGAGTAATGCGACCAACTATCTCTAGTTACATCCTTATTTAGAATGAATCCAGATCGAGGTACATTATCTAACTCTAATGTAGGAATGGCGGGATCTATCCAACCATTAAATGACTTCTCTTTACGTAATTTACCAGTAGAATCATAGTAGATGATGTATGCTAATTGTCCTGTGAAACATTCCGTTCTAGTTTGAAATCCAACTTTAATTCGAGATGGTATGAATAGCTGCATTATTAACCTCTAAATAATTAACGGAATCTTTTAGACGTAAGAAAAAAGTAGAGATGTAGTTTATTACTTCATCAATTGATTGTAATTGTTCCTTATTTATCAATAAGACTTCTCTATCATCACCTTCATCTAGGTCAAAGTAACCACTAATAGCATAAGTATTACTCCAACTTCGATTAGATTTGAAGTAATAATAAACATCTAATTTAATATCTTTAATTAATGCGCCAAATATAATAGCATTAACATCAGTTTGACATCCCCACTTTAAATTAAATGCCGCATCTAATCTACTTTTAAGTGCAGTTATCTCATCATCAGTTATTTGATTTAACTTATCTCTAGTTAACTTAACTCTACTTTGCTGTACTTTAATTACTAATGCTAAATCACCCAGATACATATCTACATAATCTAAATTATGTTGTAGATCATAATTAACTCTTCTTTCTAATAACTCAAATAAGTTATCAGTTTTAAAGTAAGCTACATCATCTTCATCTACTTCCATACTAGTTGCGGGATTATGTCCTATCTCATCAATCCACATAACACCATTATCTTCAATAGTTAATATTACTTTATCTCCAGTATAAAATGAGTAATCTACATCTTCACCCCTACATTGAGGTAAATTACGTAATACTATTGCATTATAAACTTGCATAATTAATGTCCTACAACTGCTTCTATTTCATGTAACGTTAAACCACTTAATGTCTCAAACAACTCACGTTTATCATGAGGTAATTTAATGCGGCAACTCATACTTCTACTTCTGTCTTGCATGGTATCATTACCCCATACAATTGAACTAGTTAATTCTCCCTTACATTTAACTAACGCAATTATAAATCGCGCACACTTATCCTTAGTTAGCGCAATTCTATCTAAGTCATGATAACTAGTTCTATCAAAGTTAATTTTCTCATATCCTTCTGATTTAGCTATCTCATATAACTCAGCTAACTTAACTTGTACTTCAACATCATCAAACTTAAGTAATGTAAAGTAGATTTTAATTACATAATCTCTAGTTACATCATCTGAATCAATGTAAACGTACTTATCTTGATAGTAGATATTGATGAATGGATCACCTGGATGATTGTGAATGTATTTGTATGAGTAAGTCATAACTATTCCTATTTAACTAAGTCTACTCTTTCTCCTAGAAATCCATATCTTTCAGCTTCTAGTTCCATTTGCTCCCAATCAAACTTAACATTGTCATAATAACAATTAACTAAGTTCTTCATTTTATCCCAATAGAACATTACAGCATCATCATTAAGATAATAGATAAATGGTGATCTGCAAGTTTCAGTAACTCCAATAATATATGCGTTACTTACTTCATGAATGCAATTAGTACGTTGATTTATAGCAGCACAATAAGCAGATAATTGTAAGTAGTACCCAATTAGAGGATAATACTTACCACCATCTCTAGTTTGTGCAACTGGATATTTAGCTCTATTCCAGTTTTTCCAGTCCGTCACTGAATTAGATGAAGTAATAATCCCACTATCTCTACCAATGAACTTAGTGGTATCTACATTGCCGCACATATCGTATGTACCAGCAAATCCACGTCCAGTAGCTTCATCTACCCAATATGTCTTCTCTTCAACAGCTATGGGAGTTATGAGATCAAGTACAGGTAGAAACTTATTGAAGAATACATCATCACTTGTTTGAGTTACGCTTGTTTTCTTACTCTCATAGTAATCTTCAATTAATTTATGAACCTTAGTACCACGAGTTGCAGCAGTCTGTGTTATTTTATTTGCTTCAGCTTCACCTACACTAGCACGCCATTTAAGTAAACCCTCTTTAGGTTTAGCGTAGTTAATTAATGTAGTAACTGATTTGAATTTCTTAGTTGTTCCATCTAATTGATATGAGCGTCCTTCTACTTCATCATTTATTTGAGTTAACATATTAGTCTTATACATATTAAATATAAGACTAATATATCACATTACTTAGATTTTACATTGAAATTATGAAATATACCAAGACGACCAATATCGTAAGAAACAACAATGTCAGACTTAGTTAATAAATCACCGAATTTACTGTAACCAACTTGGTACTCATGTCGTTCATTCACATCATCAACAACTACAATAGTGTACTCATTTGAACAACTTTCACCTAGATAATTACCATTACCGTCATAGTTTCCAATACACGATTCTTCGTGCCATTTGTCAACTAATACTCCATTAATATTAACAGGAGTTAATTCAGATGCGTCAATTGCAGTACAACTAAATACAGTTAATATTACTATTAGTAGACTTAGTATTACTTGCATTAGTAACCACCACTAGTTTCTTCAGCCGTATCCTCTTTCTTCTTACTAGTATTTAATACCTTAGCTAGAGCGAAGAAGTGTTCAAGTTTGACATTCTTGTAAATTTTACCTTCTTTACCTTCAATCGTATCAAACACAAACATACCGTGAAATTCAACACTATTACCCTTGTTGAATTTAAAACCATCAGACTTAGGTTTTTCAATCGCATCGAGGAATTCAGTAGTAGCTCCACCATTATCGAAGATAGCAACGTTATACCAGATAGCTTTCTCTTCATAACTACCATCTTCTTGACGTTCACTAGTTGGTACTACAATGCCGACTTTAGCGCATCTTTTACCACCAAGTTGTTCAACTACTACATCAGAACCTAACCGACCACGAATGACACTGTAGATACCGTTGAGAAATAATTTATAAGCCATGATTCTTTGTTCCTTTATGTTAACTTGAGTTGTTGTGCTTAGTCTCCCCGCACGATGTTATTCAGCTACTGCTTCGATAGCTATATTATCATAATAATCTATTAGATGACAGAAATCAACTGCCGGATTAGTTCCATCATCTAAATAATCTAATGACATTAAATCAGTTAAATGATGGATAAAGTATCCATGATGTTCAGTATAAATAGCTATCCATTCATCAAACTGTTCAATAAAAGCACCCACAAATGTACATTGAGTACCATCAACGTGAATATAACTAACTGTATACTTAAACTCATCAAGATTTACCTGACTCTTTTTTCTTACTAACTTCTTAACTT